CAAATGCTTGGCGTAGAAACTATCCCCGCATAACATCAAAGATAGACGAGCTTGAAGCTCGTATCGCTAAACTTGAGGGGAAAAAGAAATGAGTGAAGCAGAAGTAAAAGCAGCAGGGCACCATCCAGCAGATACAAACGGTGACGGGAAAGTATCTACAGAAGAACAAGCAATGTACTTAGAGTTCAAAAGAAAAGAACTAGAAGATGCAGACTTACGCAGAGACGCAATGCGTAACATGGCTTGGTTTGCACTATTCGGTATGTTACTATATCCATTTGCAGTTGTAGTTGCAGCATTGATTGGACTAGAACAAGCAGGCAAAATCCTAGGCGATATGGCTCCAACATACTTTGTTTCAGTAGCAGCAATTGTAGCAGCATTCTTTGCTGGTAACGCATACTCCGATAACAAAAAGAAGTAATCAGTACTAAGTTTACGTAATAGTCTGTGCGATAAGTAATTGTATGGACTATTATTCTATCCTTGGTGTTCCTAAAGATGCCTCCGACAAAGATTTAAAAAGCGCATACAAAAAAGCAAGTATGAAGCACCATCCTGACAGGGGCGGTAGTGAAGAAACTTTCAAACAAATCAATGAAGCATACAGTACACTAAAAGATCCGCAAAAGCGGGGCATGTACGATCATCAGCAAAACGGCGGCGGACAAGCATTTAACTTTAATACTGGCAACATGGGAGGTAATCCCTTTGAAGATATATTTGGTTCAATGTTCGGTGGCAATCCAAACATGCGAAGACAACAGGTTCGTAATCCTGATGTGAATATTAGAGTTCCAATTACTCTTAAAGAAGTAATTACAGGAAAAAAGGTACTTGCAACTTATAGACTACGCAACGGACAAGAACAAACAGTTGACTTAGATATACCAATTGGAGCAAAACACGGAGATACTATAAGATTTTCTGGATTAGGAGAAAGTAGTTTTCCTGGACCAAGAGGAGACTTATACGTTCAAGTTGATATTAGTAGAGATCGAAACTTTGAACGCTCCGGCGATAATATAATACTTACACTAAGAGTAAATTGTTTACAATTAATAACAGGCTGTAAACAGAATATAAAAACTGTAGAAGGTAAAGATATAGCATTAACTATACCTAGTAATACAAAACATGGTTCAACGTTTAGTATGAACGGATACGGATTGCCAAACATGCACACAAATAGACGAGGGTCTATGCTTATAAAAATAGAAGCGGAGATACCACAAACATTAACTCCGGCACAAATACAGAAAATAGGTGAAATAATAAATGGATCTTAAATTAGTAAAATCCCCCAACAGTTGGCTATCAAAGCAAGTTAGCCCGTTTAGTTTTAATTTTTTAAATGCAAAAGAAGTTGAAGAACAAATGGTTGAACTAATGATACAGGAAGGCGGTATCGGGCTGTCTGCAAATCAAGTATCATTAGATGCACAAATATTTGTTATGAAACCTTTCTTGCTAGAAGACAAAACTCCATTTGCAATTATTAACCCTCAAGTGTTAGAAGTTTCAAAAGAAACTGAGTTAATGCCTGAAGGTTGTTTAAGTCATCCTGGACTAATAATACATGTATCTCGTCCAAAAAATATTTTAGTAAAATTTCTTGACATTGAAGCAAATGAGTGTATAATAGAGTTAACAGACATAGATGCAAGGTGCTTTTTACATGAGTATGATCACCTACACGGTATTGAATTTGTAAATAGAGTAAGCAAACTTAAATTAGATAGAGCAAAGAAAAAACTTTCAAAGAGGAAAAAAGTAAATGGTTGAACCAGGAAAAGAACTGCAAGTAGTATTTGAAAAAAGTATTAGAGATGCAAAGAAGTTACAACACGAATATGTTACGGTTGAACATTTACTGTTTGCAATGTTGTGTTCTGACAATTTTTATAATTTGTTAAAAGGTGCAGGAGCAGATGTTGAATACTTAAAGTCAAATCTTGAGCACTACTTAAAAAATAATCTTCAAGAGATTGTTATTGAAACAGCAAAATATAAGCCTAAGAAAACAGCGTCTGTTGAGCGTGTTTTAAATAGAGCATTTACACAAACACTATTTGCTGGTAGAAGTGAGATCGAGCTTAGTGATGTATTAATGAGTATGCTAAGTGAAAAGAAAAGTCATGCTGTTTATTACTGTGACAAAGCAGGGATTGTAAAAGAAGAGTTAGCCGAATATGTAAATTCAGAATTTGAAGAACAGTATGAGGATGAAGAAATGTCTGGTGCAAGTGCAAAGGCACTAAAGGCATTTACTACAAATCTAAACGATCAAGCAAAACGAAATAAAATTGATCCAATTATTGGACGTTCTGAAGAGTTAGAAAGTATTGCGTTAGCACTAGGACGTAGACAGAAAAATAATGTTATATTAGTAGGTGATCCAGGTGTTGGTAAAACTGCTATTGCAGAAGGCATGGCATACAATATTATTAATGATTCTGTTCCAGAGTTCTTAAAAGAATATGAAGTATACATGTTAGATATTGGTGCTATGTTAGCAGGTAGTAAGTATCGCGGAGACTTCGAAGAGCGTTTTAAACTTGTACTAGCAGGATTGCGTAGCAAAGGTAATACTATTATGTTTATCGACGAAGCACACATGATGAATGGTGCTGGTGCTGGTGGACAAGGTAATAGTAATGATTTAGCAAATATGCTAAAGCCAGCTCTTACTAAAGGTAATATTAAAGTTGTTGCTTCAACCACCTGGGATGAGTATCGCAAGTACTTTGAAAAGGATCGTGCGTTGATGCGTAGATTCCAACGTGTTACTGTTGATGAGCCAAGTGCAGAAGTAACCAAAGACATCTTACGTGGCATTAAACGTTACTACGAAGATTTCCACAAAACTGTAATTACAGAAGATGCAATTGAACAGGCAGTAAAGTTAAGTGTAAAATATCAAGCAGATAGAAAACTACCTGACAAAGCAATTGACTTAATTGATTTAGCATGTGCAAGATTTAAACTTAATATGGAAACAGATAAAAAAGTTGATGCAAGTAAAATTGAATTTGAACTTGCAAAATTAGTTAATCTTCCGCCTGAGCAAGTTTCTGAAAAAGAAAGTGAAAATCTTGCTAACCTAGAAAAGAATCTCAAAGGCGAAGTATACGGACAAGATGAAGCAATTGAAGCAATTGTTGATAAGATACTTGTAGCACAAGCGGGACTAAAACCTATTGACAAACCTATTGGTAGCTTTGTGTTTATGGGCCCAACTGGCACAGGTAAAACTGAAACAGCAAAACAACTTGCATCAGCACTTGGTGTAGAACTTGTGCGTTTCGATATGAGTGAATATCAAGAGAAACACTCAGTTGCTAAACTAATTGGTTCGCCTCCGGGCTATGTTGGTCATGAAGAATCTTCCGGACAGTTGATTGAAAAATTACAAGAAAATCCTAATTGTGTACTACTACTAGACGAGATTGAAAAAGCACACCCAGATGTTTCTCAAATCTTATTGCAAGTTATGGACAATGGTAAAGTTACAGGTTCAAACGGTAAAGAAGCAGATGCACGTAATTCTATTTTAATTCTTACAACTAACTTAGGTGCGCAAGCAGCTGAGAAAAATACTATTGGATTTGATGAAGATTTTGATTCTTCAGAATACGAAGATAAAGAACTTAAAAAGTTTTTTGCTCCAGAGTTTAGAAATAGACTTGACGGTACTATTACATTTGCCAAATTAGGCAAAGAAGTAATGATTAAAATTGTTGGTAAGTTTTTACTTGAACTTAAAACAATGGTTAAAGACAAAGGTGTTATTATTGAAATATCTAACGAAGCACTCGATGCATTAGTTGAGCAAGGTTTTGATAGTAAAAATGGAGCTCGTCCATTACAAAGAGTAATTGATAAAGAAATTAAACGCCCGTTATCACGTAAACTGTTGTTTGGTGATCTTAGAAATGGTGGTAAACTACATATTGATTTTGTCGATGATAGTTTCACACTTAATGTATTAGAGAGTAAAGTTATTGAATCGATATGAATCAAATAAATTATTTTACGGCAAATATCTTTATCGACTTGAAATAAAAAATCCGTTAGCAAGATTCTTTCGAGAGAAAAATCTTCCGCAGGCTAAGTCAGTACTTGATAGTGTACAAGCACAAGTTGATCTAGGTAAAACTGGTCAACTTGCTGTATACAGAGGCCTACGTGAAATACAAGTAAACAAAGATGAATTCATTGATGCTATGAAACTTTATCGTTTCTTCACTAAGGCTGACGATTATAAACTTCGTGTATCCTTTAGCTTCTTAAATATATATTCAAATAGTATTGACTGGATCATTAATATTTCTAAGCAACTTAATCCTAATCAAGTTTACGGATTATGGCAACCTAATGCTTTGTACATTCCGGCACTTAAAGAAGAAAATGTAATTCTATTAGACAACAGTAACGGATACAACTATAAGGTTACATTTGGAAGTAAACTAGGAGAAGAGTCATTTGCTAAATGGGCAGAAGCTAATCCTAATTTAATAAAGATTGGGCCTGTGCTTAAAGATGAATTATTAAGACAGGGATTTGTTAACGGCATGTATTTTTATGCAAGAGATGAAAAAACTATAGCGTTATGTCACTTAGTTACATCAAATATTAGGCGTATCGACAAATTACTAGTCAAGTCCGATATTGATAAATAGTTATATGGCAAACAGTATAACAATTTTATCAAATCAAGCACACGTAGGAGACAGTACTGTACAGACTCATACGGGTGATAAATTCAAAGGGGACGGGTACTACGGACGTAGTGACGGCTTACATACCATACAAATTAATCTGTCAGGATTTTTAGGTGATGTCCAACTACAAGGAACACTTGCAGTAGATCCTACAGCAGATGACTGGTTCACTATAAGACTAGGTTCAGGACAAACAATAGATACTACTGGTAAAATTTTTAATGCAATTACAAGTAAGTTAGAATACACTGCAAACGAAACATCTAGTAAGACATACAACTTTACAGGAAACTATGTTTGGATAAGAGCAAAGATTAGTAATTGGACTGACGGCACAGTAAATAGTATACAATTGAATCATTAAGGTGGGCAAATGGCAAAGCAGATAATTAATATTGGATCAAGTGAACAAGCAGGAGACGGCGAAAGCCTTCGTTCAGCATTTGACAAAATCAATGACAACTTTGGCGAACTTTATCTAAAAGATACCTCAGATTTTGATGGTGCATTTAGTTCACTTACAGGAACACCAACAACACTTGCTGGTTATGGAATTACAGACGGTGGCGGTAGTGTAACACCTTCAAGCACAGATACATTTACAAATAAATCTGGTAACATTAGTCAATGGACTAACGACTCAAATTATTTAACAACTGTTCCAGCACAGACGTTCGCTTCACTAACAAGTAAGCCAACAACAGTAGCAGGTTAC